ACAAAATCTACAGGAACTATTGAGTACCATGTTACCTGTTTGCTTCTTGTAGAATGTCTCAGGCACAGGCTTGAAGCATCTTTCAAACGGTTCATCTTTCTCTATATAATTTACCGTTTCCTGGATATCTTCTATGACCTTATCAGAGTCAACCTCCGAAGCACTGACATACTTAAACTCACCGTTGCCTTTGTTGACCACCCACCAACCGCCTACTTCCTTTCCTGCAGCCTTAGAGTAACCTACTAATTGTGGTATGTATCCGAAGCCATCACCCTTTTGTAATGCTTCGAATGAGTCAAACTTATTTGTGTATGACCAAGGTGATGCAGACTTAACATCATCTATCTTGCCATCCATTTCCATGTCGTACTCACCCTTGATCTCCTGTCCATCAGGTAGCTTGAGTGTGACAGTATCATTGTCTTTGAACTCAGCACCTGCTGCACGTAGTAACCCTTTGAACACAGCTTCAACTAGATCACCTAGTATCATGTTCATCAGGAAGTGTGGAGGCAAAGGTAACTTATCTTCAGGGTCATTCTTTTCAAACCACAACTGGCACTTAGGTCTGCCTATGTTAGACATACGTAGTCTGAACGCATCACGTGGTGGTGAGTTAAACTGTTTGTCCAAGGCAGCCTTAACATCGGAGGCAACCAAGTCGGTCACCTCCTCTGTCATTGTAGCTTCACCCTTCATAGCCTTTTGCAAGTAGCTAAAGACTTGTAGTTCAGCAGGGTGATTCATTACTCAGCCACCTCTACGAAGTCATTGTTGAGGATCTCACCGACAAGTTCTGCATCATTATCTGTACCCATCTTGGCACGTTCATGGTGTAGATCTAGTATCTTACCGTTGCTAAACTCAATAAGTTCTAAGAAGTCTTTGAGTGTGTCGTTGTCTTCCTTGGCAAGATCAACACCGTCACCTGTGCTTGCTTGTATCTTACCAAACTTAGCACCAGTAGGTATGCTATCTTCGATACCTTCTAGCTTGATGGTAGACATGATAGGTAACATGTTCTTCTTCTTGAAGTTACTCATCACACCATTGATACTCTTCAGGCTGTCACGGTTCTTTACATCCATGACAAACGGTATAGTTGCTGCAGCGTCTACTGGCTCACCCTTCTCATTCATAGGGCTGTCCAAAGACACAGTACCGTAGTACACCATGACACGCTTGACTGAGCGCATCAGTTGTTTGGTTGCATCAGGTAGTGAGTTGAAGTCTTCGATGTAACCTGATGGTCTACCTAAGTTGAAGCCACCAATGCTATCCTTCAAGTCACCGTTGAGAGAGTTAGACATCACAGACTTCTCCATCTCTTCTGTCTCACTGTTCCATCTCTGCCATTGATTGCGTTGGGCAAAGACACGAACTGTAGCACCATTACTGTAGACTATATCATCCCCTGTCTTGAGGGTGAATGCACCTACTGGTACTACCTCTGTCTTTATCTTCTTACCATTGAGATCTACCTCACCCATGATAGGTTGATGCAACATTCCTAAACGTGATATGGATGGCAGGAAGTCTGCGTTACTTGTCTTGACAGACACACCCATTAGTTCAGCCATTGATTGACCACGTTCATTTGCTACTGCTAGTTCATTACTCATTCTATATCCTTTTTTATAGAGTCAAAGAGATCTTAGTTATACACTAAACATCCACTGTGTCAAGCCAATTCTCTCCTATCTTTGCTTCTAAAAGCATTGGTACATTCATCTTTATTCCATATGTCTCCTCTATTATTTTGTTTAAATCCTGGTTCATAGTCCACACCATTGACAATACTAAGTCTTTCTCGTCAGGGTGTACGTCAACCACCATAGAATCGTGTACAGTATTGACTAAACACGACTTCATATGTCGCAAACGTTCATGCATCTCATTCAACACCACTGGTACTACGTCACCTGTAGCAAAGCCTTGCACTGGGTAGTTCTTTATCATAGTGAAGTGAGTTGGTATACCACTGTGACGTCTTGTCACATCAGGGAAAGCGTATTGTCTACCTGATATGTTTGTTATCTTGAGGAAGCGTAGTGCCTCATCAGCTAGGTTACTGTGCCAGTTGGCTATCCCTTTGTACTTATCATTGAAGTGCTTGTAGTACGTAGCCTCTGCTTTTGTACGTCCGTAACCGCTTGCTCCAAAGAGTGGTGCGAACGTGTGTTCTTTAGCTGCTTGACGTGTTGTTGGTTGCCCTGCATCAGTAATAACTTTTGCTGTGTAAGCATGTACATCGAAGCCAGTTGAAATTTCTTGCATCGCTGTTTCATCCTGTGCCAAGAACGCTGCTGTCCTAAATTCGAGTTGTGCAAAGTCTGCCTCCATAATTAATCCGTTGTCAAATCTTGATACAAATACTTTCTTTACTGGGAATGTACCTCCTCTTGGCATGTTCTGCATGTTGGGATTTCTACCACTGAACCGTCCTGTAGCTGTGATGTGTTGGGTGAGTCCAACGTGCAGGAATCCATTTTGTTTTGTGTATGTTCGTATTCCGTTGACAAAAGCAGATAGATAAGAAGAGATAGCATTGTGACGTTTAAGATCAGAAAGGAAACTAATAGCTTCGTCCATTCTATTTTGTTTAGCAGTTGAAGATAGTACATCTAACTCATCCTTCCCTGTGTTAAATCCATTGGCACTGACCCACTTCTTGCTTGGTGCAGTAAAGCGTAGCCCTGCTACTTGTTCTCTGTTCTTTAGTTTGTACCCTTGTGCATCACAATCCTTGCATCTATTAGCTCTTGCAAACTTTGTTCCATCTTTCTTAGTTCTGAATACCTTACCCTGCCCTTCGCAACTTGTGCAGGTGTAAGCCGTTGTCCTGTAGATCGGTGAGGAGTTGGCTGCAACGGCATCCTTAAACTCTTCTTGTGTTTGTGTGAACTCGAAGAGATCAGCCCATTCCTTCTTGTCATGTACCCTTCTGCTGAAGAGGACTTGCGACTTCTGTTCAGGTGACCGAAGGTTAATCGGAGTGTCGCCCATAAGTTCCCTGACTTTCTTTTGCAGACGTGTTTCGATCTCAGCTTTCTCATGCTCATACTCCTTTGCTACTCGTTCCAACTCTTGAAGATCGACTTTGAATCCAGCCATATAGATTTCTGTAAGGGTCTTGCAGGTGTTGAAGGTAACTCTCTTGACTGTACTAAGGGAAGATGCTTCGGGAAGTAAAAAGTCTCGCTCTTGGGCGTGGAACAACTCGCAAGTAGTAAGCAAGTCATACTTGAGATAATCACAAAGCTCCTCATAAGGTATTTCATTTGTGTTCTTTCCTTCCTTAAAGTATTTCTTTAGTGTGTCTTGTTTCTTAAATGTTAATTGCCTACGTTCTGCACAAGCCTCAAGGCTTAGACCTCTTCTCTGTCCACGATCTAGTATATACTCACCAAGCATAGTGTCATAGATGTCACCATCATATTTGTACCCACACTCCCACAACCACATCAAGTCGTGCTGTGCGTTGTGCATTATCAGTAGCTTGGTATTGTCTAGTGTCCACTGTATCTCTAGTCTTTCAAATCCTATATCATCTTTTGATTCGTTATGATCTAGTGTTCTGATAGAGAGAGTAGCTTCAGGATCATCGGCATCAAGATAGCCTACCTGTACTAGATAGTTGTCAGGTTCAAACGGATCTAGGTGTAACTTATCGTCACGCTTTGTTGTCGTATTCTCTACGTCTAACACCAACCTCATGCTGAATACACTGATCTGGAACCGTCAAGCACACAAGTAATCTTACCTTGGAAGCCATTGAGTTTGTTCTTTGCTATGTTTAAGTATCTTATAGGATCATCCTCTTCTCCTTCTGCTTGTTGTGTCTTACCTATTAGTACCATGAGGTCAGCCTCTGCTGCCTTGCCTGTCTTACTACCTTCCATCATAGCTTGGTTCAGGTCAGCCCTGCCCTCTGCTTCTGCTGATAGCTGAGACATCCATACCACAGCACAGTCATACTGCTTGGCTATGTTACGTGCATGAATAGCTGCTGCCTTGAGTGTTATGTCTGATCGTTCTGACCTTATGTCGGCAAACTTGTCGCCCATATCCAGGATAAGTATATCAGGACGTTCATACTTTACCACTGACTCAACCCAGTCCATACCCTTACCTGTGCTGTCCTTGAACTGTATGTTCTCTGACACAGGGTGGTATCTCTTGTTAGCCAGTGCTTTGTTGGTACGTACCTCAGTCATTGTCATGTTGGATGAGGCACTAATGTATCGTGCAGCTACACGTGTGTAAGCTTCCTCATTGCACAGCACTGTAACCTTTGCACCTTGTTGTGCGAAGCCACCGTCTGCTGCTACAAGTGAGGCGTGAAAGCTAGTCTTACCAGTATTAGGACGAGCGCCAACCAAGATAAGATGACCACCACTGATACCCTCCACCCTACGAGCCAGACTGGATATGTTAAACTTCCATTTCGATTCAAGTGCCGTTGCATCAAGGATAGTATCAAGACTATGATCATCCCACTCGACACGAAGATTTGGAGTAAAGTCATCTTTGTATTCCTCTAGTAGTTGACGTAAAGGTTCAAGGCTATTCTCTGCACCATTCACAAAGTCAAAGCCAAGGTTAGCTACAAGGTCACCCACATGCTGCTGAAACAACTGCGACAATGTGTCCTCTGCTATCTCACCTTTGATAGGTTCAGCTATCTCAATACGCTTGAAGAGATCTTCATAAGCAGTACGTGTAGCGGTGGTCATGCTTGCATTGATACGGTTGAACACAGCCTGTAAGTCAGACACAGATAGGTCACCACCATATGTATCCATAGCTGCATCTAGTGCTTGCTTTATCTTACGCACATCCTTGGTAAAGATTTTATCTGGGCATCGTATGCCTTTGTGTTGATCGTAAAAATCTTTACTGAGTAGCGTCTTTAGTAGTGCTAGTTCCATCATCTCGATTCATCTCCTCTCGTTCCATTGATCTTCTTCGTTCCTCATCATCGAAGCTTCTTACTATTGGTACAGTTTTATTTGTATCAAAGTCTACTATTATACCAGTGTTCCACTTAGCGCACTCCTCTTGTGCATCCTTTAAGTTGTCGAACAGTTTAGGTTTGGGGTAGTTCTCAAACACTGCACCCTCTGGTACATACATGATGTCACCATCAACGTCAATCACTATTGCTAATCTCATTACATAACTCCTTTAGTTTCTCTAAGTCTTCTTCCATCTTATATTTGATATCATCTTGTAGGTTCATAGCTGTTGTCTTACGTCCTGTCCACAACTCTATCTCTCTGCGATACTCTACTGTCTTACCAATAGCATCAGGATCAAGTGCAATGATTACCTTGTCATACTCACCTATCTTCTCAAAATGTTTGGGGTTCATTGACGTACCCAGGATAGCCATAGCTGTGATGTATGGCATCTCTTGTACTGCAATCACAGCAGACACAACGTCCTCAACTATGAGCAGGGTAGAGCCAGTACCTATTGTGTAGTAGTCAGCCTCACCTGTGTAGCGATACCACTTAGGGTTCTGCTTCTTACCTACTGCCCTACCTACAGCATCAACGATCCTACCTTCATGCTTGATAGGAAAGACTACACGTTCATCTTTGACATCATACATAGTCTCGCCCAACGCTATGCCCCAACGTCTTATGTAGCGTTGGTGCTTGGTGTGTGTTGCTTTAGGTGTGACTACATACTCAGGTATCTCCATAGTTTCTTTCACTTTCTTTATGTTTGTATATGCACGTTTAAATTGTAACTCATTCATGTGTAGGAATATCTCTGCTGCTGTCATACCAGTGTCGTATATACCACCAACCCTACAGCCTAGCTTGAAACAGTTGTACTTTATGTCACCAAATATATTAGCTACAGTAAATGTATTCTTACCTCGACAGTCAGGGGCA